TATTGCTTCTTTGTTTTGTTCCATGGAAAACCCATCGAACTGTTCGTATTGATCTTATCAATAAAACGAACGCCCGGTAATCCATTTACAGCAGCAATGTCCGAAAGTTCCACTAGTTGAGACTCCCATCCAGACGGTAAGTTGGCAACAATATCCTTGAGATAAGCTTGCTTACAAGCTTTAAGGATATCACGGTCATAGTTTACCTTTGGCACAACCATTTCCTTAACGTTGTTCCTAATAGGTAACCAGCCCTCCATGTCAGGCTTCGTATAATTACAATCCTGACCGTAGTGAGCTTCCATCTCCGCACGCAACGGTGTGGACGTGACTCGTGATTTCGGCTTTGGAAGGAAGCCTGGTAATCTACCGAAAAATTCAGCAGAACCATCCTCAATAAAGCGGAAAACGCTCTTTGAATGAGGAGACACCAATTGAACATCATCTTGAAGCGATAGCAATGGAGCGCCATCACTTGCAATGACCTCGCGCGTAGCTTGTACTTGATCAGCACACTCGTCTAGTAACCACTTTGGTAACTCCATAATGGCTGATTTATTTTCATAACCAGCCACATGCATACCAACGAAACTATAACCACGAGGTGTCTCGACCATATACAATGTGCCACAATCACCAGACTTGGTTTCTTCCGCACAAGTTCCGGTGTAAATGGGGAAATTTCCCAATAATCCCTTCAATGGCATTGTGAAGAAATTGACTCCCCACACTGCACGGAGGTCGACAGATCCAGCTTTGGTTCTTCCAAAACCGACCATCTTACTGACCGGCACCGAATCACTAAGCCAAAACTTAGAAAGATCTCTGGCAGGGGGCATACTCGGCACATTGATAATTGCCAAATCATGGTCCTGTCGGATCAAGAAATCGGTAAGTTTGGCTCTGAAAGTGATCTTAGGAATTACTCCAGTACTCATTTCACCACGCAAAACGGTGATTTCAAACACATCACCTTTTAAAGTGTGTGCATTGAGAACCAGCGTTGTTCCACGATAAAAGAAACCTCGAGTATAACCCTTATAAGACCCATCAAGGGCACAGATATGGAGATTCACGGTATTGCGAGCAAACATGTCGCGCACTTCTGCGTGCGATTTGCCAACCAAACTCGTTGATGACATAGGAAGATCCCAAGAAGTCAATTCAATGGTATCTCTATACCATACATTTGTTTTTTCTTCTGGGATCAAATCCTCTTCAGTAGTTCCAGCCACATTCCCTTGTGGTTCCATCTTATCTTTCCCCGTCAGGGAATAGATTGATAGAGC